GTTGGTGCGTGCCGCTGGCGTCGATTGAGGAATCGCTGGGGGCGTTCTGGCGCGGGATGCGCCCGGACCCGCTGCTGACGGTAAGCGAGTGGGCGGATCAGCGGCGGGTGTTGAGCAGCAAGGCGAGCAGCGAGCACGGGCCGTGGCGAACGGCGCGGACGCCGTATCTGCGGAAGCCGATGGATGACCTGTCGGCGACGAGCACGGTGCAGGAGGTGGTGCTGGTGTTCGGCGCGCAGATGGGGAAGAGCGAGATGCTGAACAACTGGATGGGCTACGTGATGGACATCCAGCCCGGGCCGGCGCTGTTCGTGCAGCCGACGATCGACATGGCGAAGCGGTACTCGAAGATGAGGATCGCGCCGATGATCGAGGCGACGCCGAGCCTGGGGGAGAAGGTGAAGGCGCCGCGTGAGCGGGACTCGGGCAACACCCAGCTGATGAAGGAGTTCGCCGGCGGGTTCCTGATCCTGGGCGGGGCCAATGCAGCGTCGGGTTTGGCGTCGATGCCGATCCGGTTCCTGGGCGGCGATGAGATCGACCGGTGGCCAGCGGACGTGGACGAGGAAGGGAGCCCGCTGGCGATCGTGAGCGCGCGGACGCGGACGTTCGGCGTGCGGAAGAAGCAGGCGTGGACGTCGACGCCGACGTTGGCGGGTCGGAGTGCGGTCTGGGGGAAGTGGGAGCAGAGCAACCAGCAGCGGCTGCTGGTGCCCTGTCCGCACTGCGGGCACCGGCAGATGATCGAGTGGGATCGGATCCGGTACGACCCGAAGGACCCGGGCCTGCCGAACACGCTGCGGCAGCCGCCGGTGCTGATCTGCGAGGAGTGCGGCGAGGGGATCAGCGAGGACGCGAAGGCCTGGTGGTACGACCCGGATGTGTTCGACGACGAGTGGTGGGAGCCGCTGTTCCCGGAGCGTGAGATGCAGGGGTACCACTGCTCAGCGCTCTACAGCCCGCTGGGGTGGTTCAGCTGGACGGATGCAGCGGTTGGGTACGAGCAGGCGAAGGACAACCCGGCGGAGCTTAAGCCCTGGACCAACACCGTGCTGGCGGAATGCTGGAACGACGACGGCGAGGCGCCGGATTGGGAGGCGCTCTACAACCGCCGGGAGCTCTACGAGCTGGGCACGGTGCCGGACGGGGTGGTGTTCATCACCTGCGGAGCGGACGTGCAGATGGATCGCATCGAGCTGGAGGTGGTGGGCTGGGGTCCTGGGATGGAGAGCTGGAGCCTGGACTACCAGGTGCTGGCGGGCGACACGGCGCAACCGGCGGTGTGGCGCGAGCTGACCAAGTTCGTGAAGAGCGAGTTCGGCCGCGGCGATGGGCAGCGGCTGCCGATCCGGATGACGGCCATCGACTCGAACTTCAGGAGCCAGGAGGTCTACCGGTGGGTGCGCAGCCAGGCCGGCAACCGGGTGATCGCGGTCCGTGGTGTCGAAAGCCAGATGGCAATCATCGGCACACCAAGCAAGGCGGAGGTGCTGCGCAACGGCAAGCCGCTGCGTGGCGGCGTGAAGGTCTGGGGGGTGGGCACCAGCACGGCGAAAGGCGAGCTGTACGGCTGGCTGCGACGGGGCCTGCCCGAGGAGGGTGAGCTGCTGCCGCACGGCTGGTGCCACTTCCCGCAGCACGGAGAGGAGTATTTCAGGATGCTGTGCGCTGAGCGGCTGACGAACACGATCGACCGGCGGGGGTACACGAAGTTCGAGTGGATCAAGACCCGGCCGCGCAACGAGGCCCTCGATTGCAGGGTGTATGCCCGAGCGGCCGCGGCCCTGGTTGGCGCGGACCGGTGGAGCGATGACCGGTGGGATGAGGAGCGCAATGGCGGTGTGGAGCGTGTGGAGCAACGGCCGGCGCCAGTTCAGCAGGAAGAGGAGGCGCGGCCGGCCAGCTCCGGGAGCAGCTTCTGGGACTGAGTAGCATGAGCGAACGGAGGTGGCCCGGATGAGCACATTCACGCAGGCGCATCTGGCGGCCATCGAGGAAGCGATCGCCGGCGGTTACATGGAGGTCAGGTACGACGACAAGGTGGTTCGCTACCAGTCGATGACTGATCTGCTGCGTGCTCGCAACCTGATCGCCAGCAAGCTGGCGGCGGCCACTGCCCCGGTGGTGCGGATCGACTACCCGGCCGTGGTGCGGGATTACGAATGAATCCACTTGAGCAGCTGCTGGCCGTCATCTCGCCGCGTGCGGCGCTGCGTCGGCAGGCGGCCCGCATCCAGCTGAGCCAGATGCGGCGTTACGACGCCGCGGCCCGTGGCCGGCGGACGGATGCGTGGGTGACGCAGGGGAGCAGCGCTGATGCTGCGAGTGCGCGCGGGTTTGGGATCCAGCGCGATCGTGCGCGGGACCTGGTGCGCAACAACCCCTATGCGCGCAAGGCGGTCGAGTCATGGGTGACGAACCTGATCGGCGCGGGGTGGAGCTTCAAGGCGAAGCAGGCCAGGCGCAACGGCCGGCAGGGCGAGCGGGTGACCGAGCTGATGCGCGGGTGGATGGCCGACCCGCGGCAGTGCGACTACCACGGGCTGCAGAACTTCGACGGGCTGATGGCGCAGGCAGTGCGCACGTGGAAGGAGTCGGGCGAGGTGCTGATCCGCGCGCGGACGCCGAGCGCGGCGACCATGCGCCGGCTGGGGCTGAAGGTGCCGCTGCAACTGCAGCTGATGGAGGGCGACTTCATCGACGAGACCCACGACACGCCTGGCGTGACTGGGGAGGGATGGACGAAGCGCGGGATCGTCTACGACGCCGAGGGCCGGCGCGAGAGCTTCTGGATCTACAACTACCACCCGGGCGAGTCTGCGGTGCAGGCGACCAGCATCGTGAGCAACACGGTGCCGGCGGAGCAGATCATCCACCTGTTCACGCCAGAGCGTCCTGGGATGACGCGAGGCGTGAGCTGCCTGGCGCCGGTGATGGTGCGGCTGAAGGACCTGGGCGATCTGCTCGATGCCCGGCTGATGAAGGAGAAGGTGGCGGCCTGCCTGGCCGCTGCGGTGGTGGACCTGGATAGCACGAGCGACCAGAAGTCGACGATCGGCGATCGGATCGAACCGGGCGGGATTGTGCGGCTGGGCCCCGGCCAGGACATCAGGACGATCAACCCACCGGCGGCGGGCGAGATCGACCGTGTGATCAAGACCTACCTGCTGGAGATCGCGGCGGGGATCGGCATCACCTACGAGGAGCTGACGGGCGACTACTCGGGCGGCAGCTTCACGCAGGGGCGGATGGGATGGATCGGCTTCCAGCGTCGGCTGATGAGCGACACCTGGCAGGTTCTGGCGCCGATGGTGTTCGACCGGATCTGGAGCTGGTGGTCGACGCAGGCCTCGGCGGTGGGCATCGCCACCGATGGGCTGAGCGCGGACTGGACGCCGCCGCGTCGTGAGCTCTACGACCCGCAGAGCGAGACGAACAGCACGATCTCCCGCGTGCGCGCGGGCCTGCTGCCGCCGCAAGAAGCGATCCGCGCCGATGGCTATGAGCCGGATGAGGTGCTGCGGCAGCTGCAGGAGTGGAACGGCCAGCTTGATGCAGCGGGCATCGTGCTCGACACCGACCCGCGGAAGGTGAGCGCCGCCGGCCTGACGCAGGTGCGACCACTGGGTTCGACCCTGCCGCCGACGGGCGAACCGCCTGCGGAGGCGGAGCAACCACCAGCGCCAGCAGCGCCCAGGGCTCCTGCTGCAGGCTGACCCTAGAATCGAGAGGACGAAGGAGTGCACATGAGCGACGGTCTCCTACAGACCCGGGCAATGTTCGCCCCCGAGACGGTCAACGTCGAGGAGCGAACTGTTGAGCTGGTCTGGTCAACCGGCGCTCAGGTGCGTCGTGCGAGCTGGTCTCGTGGCGACTACATCGAGGAGCTGAGCATGGCGCCTGGCGCTGTGCGGATGGAGCGCCTGAACCGGGGCGCACCACTGCTCGATGCACACGACTCGTTTTCGCTGCGCAGCCAGATCGGCGTCGTGCAGCGCGCCTGGCTGGATGGGAGCGAGGGCCGCGCCCTGGTGAAGTTCAGCCGGCGAGATGACGTGGAGCCCATCTTCCAGGATGTGCGAGACGGCATCTACCGCAACGTGTCTGTGGGCTACAAGGTCCACAAGACGGAGCGTGATGAGACCGGCGCAGTGCCGGTTGAGCGCGCAGTGGACTGGGAGCCGTATGAGCTCTCGCTGGTCCCGATCCCGGCCGATGCCGGGGCCCAGGTGCGCTCAGACGAGCCCACCCCCACCCAACCCCAGGAGA